CTCAAACATTCCCTGCTCATACAGAACCTGATGACAGTCAAAGCATCGGCAGATTTTACTTGCCAGCACTTCACGCTCGACTGCATCCTGTCCGCCATCTTTATAAAGATAGAAGCCATCCTCTCTGCGCACCCACGCTTTAGGATAGCATCCACCAGTGGACAAATCATTTGCCAAAAGATGTGCATTTGTCACAGTCATCTGATGCCCACACAGTGCAATATCCACAAGAGCATTGCTTAAAGAGTGTGTGTAGAGATTGATATCCTCAAATCGGACAGTCTCATTTTCTTCTTTTACCCAGAACACATCCAGCAAAGATAAGCAGTGGTAAGAAAGTGCAATTTGAGCGCGCTCGCGGTCTGTAACACTCTGGGATGCGCCGATACTATTCAGAATCTCTTTCGCGTAGGTACGATCTAGCGTTAGCATACGGGATGCACACCAATAATAAAAATTGGTCACATTATTGATTCGATCATCAAAGTCATCCGATTCTTCCAGCACTAAATCGTATGGCATAAAATCTTCAAGGTAAATCTTGCATTCACCAGCCGTGCTTACCTGTGCCACGCACTTTTCCATGTGCATGACATGATAGACTATTGCTTCGCCCATTGCTTTCACCACCTTATTTAACTAGAACACAGTTTCATTTTTTACTATTGTACCGTCTTTCTACTTGCAAAACAAGCCTGTTCTGCATACTGTAATCCAAAAAATCTCACCCAGATAATATAATCGTGATCCGAAACCTCTGAGCCGAAAGACTCAGGGGTTATTTTTATGTCTGGAGGTGATTTTCTATGCTGTTCCGTATCATCGTTGTCATCATCACTATTACGTTTTCATTCTAAGCTGCATCCGCACAGAAAGGAGATATCCCCATGAACTTTTTACCCGAACTCATTCAGAAACTTGGCACGGTACTTGTTGAAGTTCTCGTGCTGATCGCTGAAGAAGTCGAAAAGAAAAACTAACGAAAACAAATCGAAAAGGAGATTTTACTATGTCTGCAAATGTTGAAACCATGTTCTCTGTCCGTGAGACCCCTTGGCACGGCCTTGGCCGTATCATTATGGATGCCCCTGCAAGCCGTGAAGCCTTGGAGCTGGCCGGTCTGGATTGGCAGGTGGAGAGCCGTAATATCTATTCCGGCACGGGTGCTATGATTTCCGGCTATCGGGCTAACGTCCGCAGCACCGATGATGCTGTTTTGGGTGTGGTGTCTGACCGCTACCGCATTGTGCAGAACGAAGAAGCGTTCCAGTTCACCGATGATCTGCTGGGTGAGGGCGTCACCTATGAAACTGCCGGTTCTTTGCAGGGCGGCAAGAAGGTCTGGATGCTGGCGAAGCTGCCGGAGAAGTACATCATCGCCGGAGATGAAGTAACCCCATATCTTGTGTTCTTTAACAGTCATGATGGCAGCTCTGGTGTCAAGGTCGCTATGACCCCGGTTCGTGTGGTCTGCCAGAACACCCTGAATCTGGCCTTGGGTACTGCAAAGCGCATCTGGACTGCTCGCCATACCGAAAATGTTCTGCTCCGGGTGCAGGATGCCCGTGAGACCTTGCAGCTTGCCAACAACTATATGGGGGAGCTGGGCAAGGGCATCCATGAGCTGACCACCATCAAGCTGTCTGACCGCAAGGTACAGGAGTTCATCAACGAGTTCTTCCCCATCACGGAAGACTTAACCGATGGCCAGCGAAAGAATAACCTGCGCTTGCAGGAAGATTTGAAGGCTCGCTATTATAATGCACCTGATCTGGAATGGGTTGGAAAGAACGGCTGGCGGTTCGTGAACGCTGTTTCCGACTTTGCTACCCATGCAGACCCCATCCGTAAAACTCGCAACTACAACGAAAATCTGTTCCTGCGCACCGCAGAGGGCAATCCCATGATCGACAAGGCTTACAAGATGGTGCTGGCAGCAGCCTAAAGGAGTGAACTATGAATGATGTGAGCAACCGGGCTGTCCGGGAATTTTCTGAGTTCCTTGACCGCATCGAAATCAATTTTCCAAAACCTACCTGCACCACAGCATACGAGATCACGATGAAAAGCACCATCGTCAGTGCCCTGGTTACGCTGGACACCGAAAAGCAGATGGACGAGCGTTTCTGGAACCATCTCCGGGTGCAGCGGAATATTCTGGATTTTCTTTATGACCTGTGGGTTGGCTCTTGCCATTCATTGGCCAGTGACTTTTCCACGATTATGAAAGACTTGATGGAATACGACTTCATCATTACCGAATCAATTATGATAGAAAGGATGCAAAGTGCATGAAAAGATTGATTTCAACTTTGAACCTGTCCAAAGAAGATTGGCTCCGTTATCGCAAATGCGGCATTACCGGCACGGATGCCGGGGCTATCCTTGGCCTGAAGCCCTACCGCTCGGCATTTCAGGTGTACCACGATAAAATCAGCGATACCATTGAAAATATCGACAACGAAGCCATGCGGCAGGGCCGTGATTTGGAGGATTATGTAGTACAACGCTTCACCGAGGCCACCAGTCTGAAGGTACGCCGAGCAAATGCCATTTACCAGAGTGAGGAACATCCGCTGCTTCTGGCAGATTTTGACCGCCTGATCGTTGGGCAGAAAGCCGGGTTGGAGTGCAAAACGGTCTCGCCGTTTTCTGCGGACAAATGGGCTGATGGAAAAATCCCTGCACATTACATGGCTCAGGTCAATCACTATCTGGCTGTCAGCGGTTTTGACTGCTGGTACATTGCTGCTCTGATTTTCGGGAAGGAGCTGGTGATTCACAAGATCACAACCGACAAAGAAGTTCTGAACAACCTCATTGCCAGAGAAGAGCACTTCTGGAAATACAACGTAATGCCCGAAATTCCGCCTGTACCTACCGGAAGCGAGGGGGATACACAGCAGATCAATCAGCTGTACTCTGCAGATGATAGAAACAAAACTGCCGATCTAAATCCCATCCGCGACTTGTTGGATAAGCGACAGGAGCTTTCCACCCAAATCGAGCAGATGGAACAGGAGAAAACGGCTATCGAGCAACAGGTCAAGCTGCAAATGCAGGATGCTGCCTATGGCACAGCACCGGGTTATAAGGTATCGTGGGTATCCTCCGAAAGCAAGCGTGTGGATTCCCAGCGTTTGAAGAAAGAACAGCCCGATATTTTCAATCGGTACAGTAAAAATGTAAGCAGCCGCAGGTTTACCATTATCCATGCAGCATAATTTTTGTACGCCTATAGGCACACAAAATTTGCGCTTCAGCTATTTTTGTTTAATAGAAAAGCACAATACTGTTTACACAACAATAATTGTATGCTAAGATAAGAATATGAGGTGATGCACGATGGTTCTGCGCAAAAGTTATTTGGATAAGATCATTCCTTTTATCGATCAGGATCTGATCAAAGTTCTGGTTGGAATCCGGCGCTGTGGAAAAACAGTCCTTCTCGGTCAGATCAAGGACGTGCTCCTCCAGCGCAATATTCCCGCACAGAACATTATTCAGGCCAATTTTGAGTCCATGCGCTTCCGCAACACCCGTACTGCAGAAACGCTTTACGACTACATCGCAAAAAAAGCGGAAGGCTGCACCGGCAAAATCTATATTCTTCTGGATGAGATTCAGGAGGTGGAGCGCTGGCAGATTGCAATCAATTCTCTTCGTGTCGATTTCGCTTGTGATATTTACCTGACCGGCTCCAATTCCAAGCTGCTTTCCGGCGAACTGGCAACCTATCTTTCCGGACGATACATCCAGATTCAGGTTTTCCCCTTTTCGCTGGCCGAAGCAAAACAGCAATGCATTGAAAACGGAATCTATACTTCGGATGAAAAGCTCTTCGCAGACTATTTGAAATACGGCGGTTTTCCGCAGCGTTTCTTCCTCCCTGACGATCATTCAATCACCACCTATCTGGACGATCTTTACGAGGCTATCATTGTCCGTGACATCATGCTACGCCACAATATTCGCGAACAGACCGCATTACGCAATGTCCTTGCATTCCTGCTGGACAATATCGGCAATCCGTTTTCTGCCCGTAATATCAGTGGACGCATGGTTTCGGAAGGAATCAAGACAACCACTGCTACCGTACTGAACTACGTTGATTATTTCAAGGAAGCCTTTATCCTTCTGAATGCAAGCCGCTATGATATCAAAGGAAAAGCACTCCTGTCCAGCACAGAAAAGTACTATGCAGTCGATCTTGGCCTGCGGAATGTTATCAAGAAAAGCGAAAAGCTTGACAGCAACAAGCTGTATGAGAACATCGTATATCTGGAAATGCGGAGCCGTGGCTATGAAGTTCAGGTCGGCAAGCTGGACGACACCGAAATTGATTTTATCTGCTACCGTGGAGATGAAAAGCTCTATATTCAGGTTGCTTACCTGATCACTCCCGCCGATGAAGAACGGGAGTTCGGTAATCTTGAGCGGCTGCACGACAACTATCCTAAGTATGTTATCAGTGGTGATTTGATGAATTTAAGCCGAAACGGAATCATTCATCGAAACATCATTGATTTTCTGCTCAATCCGTAATTTTCACATCATGGGGCACAACAGTTGACGCTGTTGTGCCCTTTTTCTTTATCAGAATTGGAGGCATTCTTATGGAAAATCCATTCGTAAAATTATTTGCTATCGACTTCAAAGATCATCTGGAAGTCAAAAAGTCCGGCAACACGGAACTGAAATATGTAAGCTGGGCGTATGCCTGGGCAGAGGTGAAGAAGCTGTACCCTGCTGCCAGCTATGAGGTCAAGAAATTCAACGGCCTCCCCTATGTTTATGACCCCATAACCGGCTTTATGGTGTACACCTCGGTCACGATTGAGGGCGTTTCGCATGAAATGTGGCTGCCTGTACTGGATGGCGCAAACAAGGCCATGAAAGCTGTGCCTTACACCTATACCACTCCGAAATGGGACTACAATCCACAGACTCGCCGCCGTGAGAAAGTCGGCATGGAAGAACGCACCGTAGAAGCAGCCTCCATGTTCGATGTGAATAAGGCTATCATGCGGTGCTTGGTGAAGAACCTTGCTATGTTTGGTCTTGGCCTGTACGTTTATGCCGGAGAGGATTTGCCGGAAGATGCTGCACCGCAGCCGGAATCAG